ACCTTCGATGAGCCACCGAAATATGAGGTCTTCTGCCCCAAATGCGGGCTTATCGAAACCATCACGGAAACCAACCAACCCAAACCATTCCGGCGCGTTGTGCGCCTTCACACGAGGTTAGCGGCATGAGCAATGAACTGATTGAGGTGGGCCACCAGCCTACAGCTACCCCCATGAGCCTCCTCCGGATGGCTATGGACCAAGGCGCAGACTTGGACAAACTCACGAAGCTGATCGACCTCCAGGACCGATGGGAGCAGGGGCAGGCCCGGAAGGCTTACAACAAGGCTTTCGCTGCATTCAAATCTGAGGCTGTTCAGATCATTAAGAACATCACCGTCGCGGATGGCCCACTCAAGGGAAAGAAATACGCGGACCTGTTCGCTGTGGTCGATTCCTCAACCCATGCCCTCTCTAAATACGGGTTGAGCGCGTCTTGGAAGCTAACCAAGGATGAGCCCACTTGGCTGGAAGTTACCTGCATTCTCAAGCATGAAGATGGCCACTACGAGACGGTTTCCATGGGGGGCCCACCCGATGCCGGGGGCGCAAAGAACGCCATCCAGGGACGGGCAAGCTCCGTGAGTTACTTGGAGCGGTACACCTTCCTCGCCATCACCGGCCTAGCATCCAGCGAGGGCGACAGAGACGGGAGGACTACCCCAGATATGCCAGAGGACGCCTTCCAAGGCCACAAGAAGGCCATTCAGGAAGCTCCCACCATGGAGAAGCTCCAGGAGGTGTTCGCCACGGCATACAGGGCTGCGGGCAAGGATGCCGTCACGCAAAAGGCACTGATGGGGCTGAAGGAAGAGCGCAAAGCCGCCCTGAGAGGTGCGAAATGAAGATCCTCGACTTGATCCAGGGTTCCGATGAGTGGAAAGCCGCCCGCGCCGGGAAGGTTACCGCCTCCCGCGTCTCCGATGTCCTCGCCAAGGTCAAATCCGGGGAATCGGCCAGCCGCCGCAATCTCAAGGCGCAGATCGTCGCCGAGATCCTGACAGGCTGCCCCCAGGATTCCACCTTCACCAATGCCGCGATGCAGTGGGGCACCGAGCAAGAACCCTTCGCCCGCGTGGCCTACGAACTCAGCACCGGCTTGATTGTGGATCAGGCGGGGATGGTGCTCCATCCCACAATAGACCGCGCTGCCGCATCTCCTGACGGTCTGGTGTGCAACGGCAAGGGGCTGGTGGAGATCAAATGCCCCAACACGGCCACCCATTTGGATTACCTCTTGGCGGGCACGGTCCCCAAGGATTACCAGCCCCAAATGCTCTGGCAGATGGCTTGCACTGGCGCTGAGTTCTGCGACTTCGTGAGCTATGACCCACGGCTACCAGAACACCTCCAGCTCTTCGTGGCGCAGATGGTCCGGGATGAGGACCGAATCCGGGAGATGGAATCCGAAGTCCTGCTTTTCCTGGCCGAAGTTGACAGCATCATTTCCCGCCTTCCCCAAGCCGCATAGGAGCCTAGCCATGTATCAACACATTCCTCACCCTGAGCGCCAGACCACGATTGGAGCTTGCCAGGGGTTTGCCGACATTGACCTACCGCCCCGCCTAAGCCTGTTCTCCTTCGACTCCGCAGGCCAAACCATCACGGTCAACCTTCCCACTACGCCCGCCACTGTCGGGCAACTTTTAGAGCTGGCCGCATCCCTCCAGGCCAACTGGGAGAAGTGGGACGCGATTCTTGCCGAGCGTGAAGCTAAAGCCAAACAAGCCGCCCAACCCATCTCGCCGCGCCTAACGAGGGGCCGGTAGCATCCCAACCCAGTGTCAAACGTCAGGGCGGGAAGCTGCGGAAACCGGAAAACCGATGGCTGACCTTGCGGGGTCATCCCCTCGCGGCGGGCTTTTATCTGGAGACGCGATGGCCTTCCTTTTCGCCGCAATCCTAATCCTCCTAGGCATGGCGCTGTGTATCGCCGCCTGGGATTTACCGAAAATTCCGATGGAGTGAGAGATGGCAGACCTCTATAAAGAATCCGCCTTCCTCATGGCTGCCCGGATGCGCTCATTCAAGGCATACGCGACAGCAGAGGGAGAGTGCGGCAATACCAACTTCTGGGAACCCGCTGACCAGAAGGCCCTAGACGCCTTCGACAAGACACACCAAGAGGCCCTGGACGCCGTTTCTGGCGTTCCGATGCCCTTGGAATGGGAGGAATCCGCATGAGCGACGCACCCGAAGACGTTTCCCCCTGCCAGGAGTGCGAATGTGGCGGGGCTTGCGGGAAGACCTACCCGGCTTGCGTGGGGGGCGAAGCATGACCCTCCCCCCTTTCGGCCTGCGCGTCTACGGCATCCTCCCCACTGGAGGCAGAAAGATCATCTACCGCCGCAAAATGCCCCGTGGCGGTTGGGTTTGGGCATCACCTTACACACAGTATTCCATTAGCCCCGCTGATATCGCGGGATGGGAGATGAAATGAACCGAATGCACCGAGAGGACTTGAAGGCGATTCTGATGGCGTCCACAGCGCTATCCATCGGCACAATCACTGGCTCAGACATCCAACGTGGATCCGAGATTGCCGACGCGATCCTGGCGGAACTGTCCCGCACCGCCGCGCCGGAATATCCCAAAGGCATCACCCCGCCTAAGAACCCCATGGAAGGGGGATTCAATCTGGAGGAGTTTTGTAAGGGATGGATGGCGGATGAATTCGCGGCGTATCTGGATGAGTTGATGGCCGCCTCGCCGGAACCCCCCGCAGAACCCATCCGTGTTGGCATGGCCGCAACGCTGGAACAGGAGTTGCGATCAGCGAAAGAATATGCCGAGGCGCTGGAGGCCGAGCGCGACAAGCTGTCCGAGCGGGCGAAGGGGCTGGAGGCCCGCCAGTCATCCTACAACGATGCCCTCACGCGGGCTGGTTATCTCGACAGCGAGGACATCGGCGTGGTGCTCACTGCCCTAGTGGAGGATTTTCACGAATCGACGGCAGGGTGGCAGGGGATGCAAGCCCGTCTGGCCGAAATCGACGCAGCAGCGCGGAAGCTGCCGGGGATGCCGGACCCAGTGTTCCTTGGCGGATATGGCACCTGTGAGCACATCGACAAGCTCACAGCCTACGCCACCCTCATGCAGCGCACCGCCGCCAGACTGAAGGGGGAGCGTGACAAGGCCCTGGCCGATGCCGAGGGGCTGCGAAAAGAGCTTGATCGGCAATCTCTGGTAATCCCGGGACTACAAAACAACATCAGGAATCTGCACATCTCCATGGATGAAGCGAAGTCCGAGGCCGAGGGGCTGAGGCGGGACATGAAGGAAGGCCATTTGTGGCCTGCTACATGGGTGTGGTCTAGCGAGAAAATGCCAGACGGCAAGCCTGTCCGTGGTGCATCGGTGCCGGATTGGGCGATTGCCGACATCAAGTCCGATGCTACCAAGTCGGAGCGGGAACGACTGATGCCGTGGGTCATGCATAAAAACGGTTGCCCAACGGGGCGTTACTCCGCCACGAAACCGACCTGCACCTGTGGCCTGCGTGGAGCCCTGGCCCCCAAGCCCCAGGAGGTGGAGCGATGACGCCTCTTCGGTCCACGCCCATCAAGGCCACTCGCAAAGAGCATTACTGCGAGTGGTGCCCCGAGAATATCGCGGTGGGCCAACCTGCAATCTATAGGGCATACATTTTTGACGGCGATTTCATCCATGCCCACATGCACCCCGAATGCCACGAGGCCATGATCCGATCCGAGTGGGATGAATTCGAGTCTCGCCAAAACAAGCGAGGCCAAGCCGCAGATGAATGGGGTGATCCATTAGAGCCCAAGCCCCAGGAGGAACCATGAGCCGACACAAAATCCTCGCAATGTTCGAGAAATGGTATTTCCGGTCCCAATGGTGGAGAACCAGATCATGCCCGGTGCCCTTGGGTGCTATGGAGGCATCGTTCCGCGCAGGGTTCGAGAAGGGGCGGGAATCCATGGGATACGAACCGAAGAGAGCCGCCCACCCAGAAGGAAAGGAGACGGAATGAAATTCGAATCAAAGTTTGGCCTTGGCGAAATTGTCTGCACCCATCAGACCATCAGAGGGGATCGGATCTATCAAGATGCGCTGCTTAAAGTGATTGGCCTGACATTCACGCTAGAGGGCGCGCCCACCTATATGGCCCGACTCTCAGAGGGGCACATCGTCACCCTCATGGAGTCGGAACTGATCGGAGATCCCGATTTCGATCAAGAGGCTGGGGGATACCCAGAAGGAGCCGACCATGAAAGCCAGCCACTGCGATAGGTGCGCCCATTGGGCCAAGAACGAC